CATCCCACTGATATTTCTCGACTAGCGGCTTATAGACCTTGGTTGGATTTTGCATTTGAACGTGTGGGTGAGCCAGCAGTACACATAGCTGATGCGGACTGGGAAGGTGTCATGCATGACATACAGAACGCATTGGCCCAGGCCATCTCATATGACCAACAAAAACCTCCAGAGACTGCACCTAAACAACAAGCTGGTCCATCTGTACAAGAGTCCCGTTCATTTTACATCAACGGCGGCAAACAGCGTCGTTAAATTAACGGCATTCTGGATTCTTTAGTTGCTTCAATATTTTCTTTAATTATTGAATACATGGCTGAACGATCGTCATAGCTATAACGATCCAGTAGGTCATTTACTGACACACCGCCTCGCATATACCAACTAATTCTGTAGAGTTCTTCTTTGAACTCTTTAACTTGATTATCCAGCCTAATTAGATGCTCTTGTATTTGCGAGGCATCTAAACTAATTAGGCTTTTACGAAAAAATTTGCTTGATCCAAGTCCACTGAAATTTCATTTTTTGCCTCACAACTGTCGCAAACTACATGTTGTAACGGCGTGCGTAAGCCTTGACGATTTTTATCAAATGTTTCACGAATCTTTTCAATCACAGATTTTTCGGAATTCATCAACCATTCACGTATAAATTCAGGTTCAGTTACGACCTGTGCATCCATTTCCACGGACTCAACACTGCTGGCATAAATTTCGTTCTGCAGTTTGCCCAAGTCCTGAAACAACTTGGATGACATTTGATTTTTTTCTGCCTCGTCTTGGATATCCAGAACTTGCGTTAGCTGTTGTTGCATGCCAAAATTTCTTAATGAAAACTCTGTACTCTGTTTATAAGTCATGGGTTTTAATTTAACTTTAAGATCACCAACGGCAACATCATTGCTATATTGATAATTTTTGTAATGATCAATAAAATCGCCCAGCTCAATTTCGTATTCATTTTCAGCACTGCATTTGGGGCAAGTGTGTCTAATGCCCATCTTGTTGCCAAATGTGGCAATTTTGATAGCAGTCAATATAAAATCAGTGTCCAGTGCTGTCAAATCCCAGGCATTTAAAATATTTGGGCAACAGCTTTCTATAACTTGCACAGTACTTTCCCCGCTGAGTAATGCATCAGGAGTGTTGGAAATAATTTCATCCATGCCGGTCATGCCATAGACTGGCATCTTGGATACGTCACCAGACAGTGATCCTGGGGGATTATAAATGCCCTTTGAGGGCAATCCCACAAAGATTTTGGGCTGTCTAAAGTACTTCTGTAATGGATTATTTGGCATTTTAGCCTCCGATAAATATATTATATGGTATTTATGTACGCATATTTTCAGGATTTTATTTATGACCGAAGCAGAAATTAGACTGTTAGCACAAGAGATAGCCAGATCACTTAAAGCGGCAGGTATTGTACAAACTGGTGCGGGTGGGAGTGGTAGCCCTGATGCTAGTGGATTGTTTTCCAAAGCCGTTGACGGTGCAGCCAAACTAGCCAGTGGTACCACTGATGCCAGTACTGTTTTAAATTTCTTCACAGGTGTGATGGACAAGGCCGGCGGTGCTGGTGCGGCATTTGGTAAAATTTTAGACACAGTGGGTCGTGGAGTTCTTGATGTAAACACACACCTTCAAGAATCTTCAAAATATGGTGTACGACTGGGCAATGACCTGGGTGAATACAATCTATTAGTCAAACAAAGCCATTTAACATTTGATCAGTATAATAACGTACTTGCCAAGGGCAGTGCAAACTTGGCTAGTTTAGGTGGCGGTGCTGACGGTGGTGCTAGAGCATTCCTTAGAATATCCCAAATGGTAGAGGACAGCAAACTTGGTCAAAGTTTACGCATTGCTGGTGCTTCTGCAGAAGATTTAGCCGAAGCTGAGCGGTTAAGTCTAATAATGCGTCGTGGTACAGATTTAACAAATGCAGAAAATCAAAGGCTTGCAGGTGAGGCGGCTGGTGAATTAGCCTTACAATTACAACGCAATGCTGAACTAACTGGTGTTAGTGTAAAACAACAGCAAGATGATTTAGCCAGACAGATGCGTAAAGGTGAAGTTGAACTGTTCTTATTAAAACAGGGTGATGACTACAAAAAAGCATACACTGGCATGATAGATGGGGCATTAACGGGACAGGCCAAGGTACAAGATTTAGCCAGTGCTATTGTAACAAACAGCAAACTTACTAAAGAAAATCAGGACACGTTAGCTCTTATGGGTAGTGCTAAAGGTGCTTTCCTGGATTATGTGCGTAACATTGGTAAAGGCACAAAAGACGAACAAAATGCCCGTGAAGCAAATTTCATGGCCGCCCAGAAAAATAATGTTATGAGTCAACAAGCACTTAACTCAGCCGCTGGTGGGGTACTAAATGCTAGTGAAATATATCATGAACAAATAAACAACGCCACACAAGTTGAAGCGGAACGCCAACGACTTGAAAAGGAACGTAATGGCGCTCATGTGTCTGATATTGAAGCGGCCAAATCGTTAATAGCAAAACGAAGAACCATAATACCTCAAACAGAAGAAGACGACAAACGTACTCAAGCACAAAAAGATGCCGCATTGATAAGTGAAACAATTAACAAAACAAAAATTATAGGTGAGTTGGCTGGCGGTGTAACGGCTGAAGGATTTAGAAAGTTAAATGTAGAAATTGGCAAGGATGAAGAAGGATTAAGAAAACATACTAATGCCTTGCGAGAGATAATGAGTATTGAAGGCATGAAACAGTTTGGTGGGGATTTATTAAAAGTCAACATGGATGACTGGAAAAAAGCATTACACTCCAATACCCCATCTGGTAAAGTTGAAGACCGTAAAGATGTAAAACCCGATGCTCCAGTTGTTGGGCCTAATAGTCCAAGTGAAAGTAATCGAGATAGGATTTTACGTGAACAAAATACACAAAATCCAACACCTGTACCAGTTACCATTGTCAATCCTGAATCAAACCCAGTTCCTGTAAATCCTCGAGATAGAAGAACAGATTTGAATCCCAATGGCGACAGAGACTTTGGAACATTTGGTAAAACTGGAAATATATTTGAAACTACAGATTTCTTTGGTAAGGTTAAGCAAGGTGAATCAGTATTGACACCTGGACATATGGAATCGTTAATTAAAAATTCTAAAAATGATGGTATAACCAATGCTTTAGAAAGCATGCAGAGTTTGTTTGCACCATTGATGAACACAGTTGGCGCACAAAAAGATGAGGCTGGGTTGCCAAACATAGAAGCATTGTTTGCACCATTGATGAAAACCATCAGTACAACTAAAACTGAAACTACTAGCACTACTGATATTGCTAATAATGTCAATATTCAAGGCATATTCACAACGTTGTCAGATAATATAAAAACCACAATCAGTAGCGCACATATACCCGAAACCATTAATGAATCCTTAAACGGGGTGGCTAATAAAATCAAAATATCATTTGATGATCCAGATTTCCAAACTAAACTTAACAAGGTATTGGACAGCGTTAAAAATCCTATAAAAGATGCATCAGTATCTTCAGCAGTGCCGCAATCCATGTTCCCAGAACTGGTTGGCATGGTGGATAGTATGAAATCGGCATTATCTAAACTTAACGATATCGAATTAGAAAATCAACGAGAATCAGACCCCATTCCAGAACCAGTGGTGCCACCTGTTGGAACTGTGTTAGAGCCCGTCATGAAGGACATTAAAGACTTGTTACAACAGTTAAATACTCACATGGAATCAGTAAAAACAAACACAGCAACGCAAACTGACATTGGCAATAAACAAATTAATGCCATACAAAAATTATCTGGTAACAGATTCGCGTAAGGATAAAAGCACATGAGTTGGAAAAAGTATTTCACACCAGTACCCGTTAACGGAGCCGTGTTAGGTCCTATTTCCGGCATGAATTCTACAAACAAACCGGGCCCTGCAAAAACAAATTACAGCAGTTACTTACCAGACATTTATAGTGGTAGTCCAAATCGAATTGAAAGATATCAGCAGTATGAAGTCATGGACAGTGATCCAGAAGTTAATGCGGCACTGGACATTTTAGCAGAATTCTGCACACAAAAATTAAAAGACAGTAAGAGTCCATTTTCAGTCAAATGGCGTAGTAAAGCAACCAACAGCGAAGTAAAAATTCTAGGAGAATATTTACAGCAATGGAATAAGTTACAACAATTTGATACTAGAATTTTCCGTATTGTACGTAATACCTTCAAATATGGTGATAGTTTCTTTATTCGCGACCCAGAAAATCAAAAGTGGACTTGGATTGATCCAAGCCAGGTTATCAAAGTAATTGTCAACGAATCAGAAGGTAAAAAACCAGAACAGTTTGTGATCAAGGATTTGGCGCCTAACTTTGAAAGTTTGGTTGCCACCATGATTACACCAAATATTACACCCAGAATGGGTGGCGGTAGTGGACCAGGGCCTGCTAGTAGTTATGTAGGGCAAGGCTCTGCACAACGTGGCGGAGCCACTGGTGGCGCAGGAACAAGTGGCGGCCGTTTTGGTTTACAACAAAAAGAAAATGCCATTAGTAACGACCATGTCATACATTTGAGCTTGTCCGAAGGGCTGGACAACAACTTTCCTTTTGGAAACAGCTTATTAGAAAATGTTTATAAAGTTTACAAACAAAAAGAATTATTAGAAGATGCCATTCTGATCTATCGCATAAGTCGTGCGCCTGAGCGTCGAGTGTTTAGTATTGATGTGGGTAACATGCCCAGCCATTTGGCCATGGCTTTTGTGGAAAGAGTTAAAAATGAGATACATCAACGACGTATACCCAGTCAGAATGGTGGCGGACAGAATGTAATTGATTCAGCTTATAATCCACTGTCAATCAACGAAGATTACTTCTTTCCCAAGACACCCGACGGCAAAGGCAGTGATGTCAAGATGCTGGAAGGCGGCAAGAATATCGGAGAAATTGATGACCTTAAGTACTTTACGAACAAACTTTTCCGTGGCCTTAGGATTCCTAGCAGTTACTTACCTACTGGTGCTGATGAAAGTCAAACAGCGTTCAATGACGGTCGTGTAGGTACTGCGTACATACAAGAGCTACGCTTTAACAAGTATTGCGAACGCTTACAATCATTGCTAACTGAGGTTTTTGACTTAGAATTTAAAGCATACTTGCATGGTAAGGGTCTAAACATTGATCCAAGTTTATTTGAGTTAAATTTTAATCCTCCGATGAACTTTGCAAGTAGTCGTCAGGCTACTATTGATGCTGAACGCATAAACACATTCAACACAATCCAGGCAATTCCATTTGTTTCCAAGCGTTTTGCACTCAAACGATTCCTGGGTTTAACCGACGAAGAAGTGGCAGAAAACGAACGTTACTGGGCTGAAGAGAATGGCAAAGGTGAACCATCACACACTGACGCCGCTGGTGAGTTGCGTGGTGCTGGATTGTCAGCCGCAGGCATTGATGGTGATCTAGGTGAAGCAGGTGACTTAGAAGCACCTGAAGACATGCAAGGTGAGCCAGGTGATGGATCTGAACAAGGTAGTCCAACTCCTTCTGCAACGTCCCCAGCCGCTCCTGGCATAGCGCCGGCATAAATACTATTATGATACTTAGAGAACTTTTTTATATTGATCAGAATACTCGTCAAATGGCTAATGACTTACGTTATGAGCCAGAAAATGACACGTCTGAGATACATAGAAATGATACACGTAAAACAAGATTAACATTACGACAAATTAACGAATTGCGTAGAAGTAGTGAGGCACACATACTTGAACAAGAAAATGAATTAGGTTTCATTAATTCAATGTATGCTACACCTGCCCCACAACCAGGCGCCTAATCTATAAAAATAGTCAAAAACTACTGTTTTTGCACTATATCCACGCACTTTTCTGACAAAGGTGTAAATATAATACAGCCTTGTAATTATACAACCACAGGAGATTTAACATGACTGATCGCGCTCAATTTGAAGCAATGCTTGAGGCCTTAATTAACGAAGACCAAGACCAAGCTAAAGAAATATTCCACCAAATCGTTGTTGGAAAATCACGTGAAATTTACGAAGAACTATTAGCAGAAGACTTTGGTGCAGACCAAGGTAATCCTTACGAAAAAAAGGATGACGAAGAAGAAAGCGAAGACGACGGCGAAGAAAAGGAAGAAAATCCTTTTGCTAAAGACGACGACAGCGAAGATGACGAAGAAGGTGACGACGAAGAAGGTGACGACGAAGAATCCGACGACGAAGGTGATGAAGGTGAAGGCGATATTGAAGATCGCGTAATGGACCTAGAAGATGCCTTGGAAGACCTAAAAGCAGAGTTTGAACAACTGTTACAAGGCGAAGAACACGAAGAAGAACAGAATCCAGATATCCACGGTGGTGCCCTAGATGGTCTACCAGGCATGGATGATGAAGAAGAAGCAGAGCCAATGATGGAATACACACTTAAAGTTGGTAAGCCACAGCATGGTGATAACGGTACTAACACCCGTTCAACAATTGACAACATGAAGAACGATATGGGCGGTACAACTGCTAACATCGCTCAAGGGTTTTCAACAACAACAGGCGGTACAAAAGGTGGTTTGGCCAAGCCAACTACTGAAGATTTAACTGCTGGTTTAGGTGAAATCCAAAACCGTGCTGGTATCAGCAAGTCCAAGTCTTTCACTAAGAAAGAACCTGGTCACGGTCCCGAGAAGAAAGGCACGCCTCCTGGTAACAATGTAGGTGCTGGAACTGGTAAAAACAGTAAAGATGGTGAGAAAAACACTCAAAGTTTGTTAAAGCAAGCTAAAAGATAATAAGAGACTATTAAAAATATGTCTTTATACCTCCGAGAGAATCTCAGTTTCAACGAAGCAAAAATGATCGTTGAGTCTGATGACAAAGATGGGAAAAACTTATACATGTCCGGGATTTGTATCCAGGGCGGTATAAAAAACGCTAACCAGCGTGTTTACCCTGTGAATGAGATTGGCAAGGCTGTCAAGACCTTAAACGATCAGATTCAAAACGGTTATTCAGTACTCGGAGAAGTGGATCATCCAGATGATCTAAAAATTAACCTGGACCGTGTGTCTCACATGATTGTTAATATGTGGATGGACGGTCCTAATGGTTACGGTAAACTGAAAATTTTACCAACCCCTATGGGACAACTAATCAAGACAATGCTGGAAAGCGGAGTTAAGTTGGGTGTTTCAAGTCGCGGATCCGGAAACGTCAAAGATGACGGTTCCGGTGAAGTATCAGATTTTGAGATTATCACAGTAGATATGGTAGCTCAACCCAGTGCCCCAGGAGCATATCCTACACCAATTTATGAACACTTGATGAATAATCGAGGTGGATTAAGTGCCTTACGCATAGCGCAAGAGGTCAAGGGTGATCCTAAAGCACAAAAATATCTCAAAGAGAGTTTATTAGCAATAATAAACAAACTCCAATAATAAGGAGAATCACATGTTGGACGCACTAAAATCGT